ATGAATATTTCCCGGCTGTGAAGGATTGTCATTTTGACCGGGACCACCTGGCTTTTTTCACCCATGGTATGAATTATTGTGATTGGATTCATTCTATCCCTTTGGTTGAATTTTTTTTAATAACCCAGTCCGTAAAGTAAATCTGCCAGAGCACGCATATCGGATTTGAATTCTTTTGGATTCATATCGTACTCGTATATGTCAATATCTGCGGGCAATAATTTTTCTATTCCAAGACCTAACTGCACAAATGCAGCTTCAACCGATCCCATTCTAAAAAAATCTAAGGCGTTTAGCTGTCCACTCAATTTATCACTGAAACTGCTTGGTTCCACACAATCATTACGGCTTGATCCTAGCGTGTTAGCCATCACACAACCGGCCAGGCAGACCTCGCACATTTTTCGGCCATCTAAAGGATCATGAAATACGGCCATATTAATTAAATATTTCTTGCTTTTTTCAATCACTTCCAAGTCATCCAATGCGGTATGAATTAGAAGGGACGGTTTATCGGGTAATGTTGCTGTTTTCATTTTTTCCTCACTTGTGATTCAAGACGTTCCACCAGCTTTTTATGGCTGGCAACCAATTCTTCATAATCTGTATTAAACCGGGCCTGAAAACCATTATCTTCATGGTCCCATTCATGCCGGGGTTTTTGGATCTGGCCCTTTCCCACAAAGAATTTCTTCGAGAGTAGGCTGTACCAATTCTCCTGATGGGATTCTTTGAGAAGGCCCAACCGGTTCCGGGTTCTGAGTTCCCATTCACCAAAATCAGCGGCAATTATCCACTCACCACCAGGGCAGGTCATCCAGGTATAATACGATCCATCCCTTACCCAAATTCCCCAATGGTCATAGTACCCAACAGATTTGCCCTTGCCTTTCAGCAGGCCCCACGTTTTAAGCAACTTGAAATCATCTGGCAAATACTGGGAGCCAGAACAGGCCGCGTCAAATAGCTCCGCTATGCGTTCTGAGGGAACGTACTTCAAGACACCGGCTGTTACTTCTGCCATATCCAGAATTTTTTCATCTGAATATTCCTTTCGGTATCGAAGGGCCATTTTTTTGATTTCCTGGGGGATTAAGCTGTTTAGATTAATCTTTGCCAAAACGAGCCTCCGCTTTCTGTTCAAGTGTTAATGGCTTTTCAGGCGGTTCATCCCAATCTTTCCAGAAATCATTCTTCAGAAACCTTTCCGGGTCTTTCGCATAATCATTATTTATGCCATAATTACCCGCATTTTTGATTACTCTGGGAAGGGATTCAATGGGGATTTTCTTGAAATTCTTAAATGCATTTTGTTTGCCAACCTTTTTACCTTTTCTTTTTGGGTAAATATTCCAGAACTTATCAAAGGCGGTAATATATTCTTTACTATCCTCTTCTATAGTATCCTTTACTATAGTATGTGAATTGATTCCACCGGATTGACCCCGGTTATCCAATAGACTCATCCCTAATTGCCCATTAAGTATCCCTTTATCCGTTAACTTCTGGAATAAACCGGATCTGGTAATTACCGAATTCGCACGCTTTGCATAGGCATCTGAAATTTCTTTACAAAAATGTTCATTGAAAAGAATCTTCCCATTCTTCCAGAATTCTTCATCAAATTCACCAAGCTTTACCAGGTCAGCAATTATATTTAACAGATTCTGCTCTGTTACCATAAGAAGGGCCGATAAATACATTATTTGAGTATCATCTGATAAATTCAAATAGTGATAATCAGCCTTCCCCAATTCTTCAAGTAGCCCGAACCATACAGCATATCCATCATTTTTGTATTTCTCCCGGATGATATACATTTTGCGACCGTGATCTACTTTATGCGGGAAGTAATCAACATCGTTTCTCGCTGTTCTTGCCATAAAGACCTGTGCCCTTACCCAGTTACTTCCTGTTAAACAGCTATGCAAAAGCAGGCCCGATATCTTACGCTAGCGGGAACCGGGTAAGGACGTTTAATTTTTTATTTTGGATTTCATAGCTGTTTGAAATTTAAAGGTATTGAATAAACTGTATTAATAATCAGCAACGTCAAAGTTTTATTTTAAAATAATTTCTGTGGATAGATTGTGAATAAAATGTTTACAAATCAATTTTCCATACCCCCACATTATTGACACCCACAGCCAGATTTTGAACATCATACCCGGCAACCCTAAAATCCTTCAGGTACCGCTTCAGGGTTCTGGGGCAAAATTCGTATTTTGAGCAAAGGGTAAAGGTTGAAATGCCATACCGGGTTGCCTGCAGTTCTCTAAGCAGCTTTAAGATTTTAATTGATTTCGCTTTTTCCATCATTGATTCGAAGCAGTACCGGATTTGTCGATTGTGGGTTTCAGCACCACATCCGGTACTGCCAGGGGAGGCGATTCCCCTTTTTCAAAAGTGTAAACAAATTCCCCAGATACAAAGTCATGAAATGTTCTGATTTGAAGTCCCTTATCCAGAGCCAGCTTTTTGAGAGTTCGCATGTAATATTTTAAATCCTGGTATATTTCCAATTCCAAATTTCTCATGCATAAACAATCAATCCTGAGTTCAAGAAGCAGCAATTCCTTGGGTATCGCATCAATAAAGTATGGGCCTTGATTTGAGAATTGCCTCATGTTGGGATCAGGGATTTGGATCATAATTTCTTTTTCAGTCACCATATCACCTACCACTATTTTCTCCGGGCCTTTCGTAATAGACCTCCGTTAATTTTGCGCCGGTATTAATTCCCTGTTTACTAAGCTGATATTCATTTGTTAAATATTTAATCATATCAACAGCATCGGTGTTACCAATAGTCTTAAAAGTTTCAATGAGAGAATCAACGGTAATTGAAATCTTACCTTGTGGTACTGAAAATTCAAATGCTAGGTTTTTCATTTTACTTTTTTCGTTTAAAACTTAATCCCTTAAATATAGCCACTTTGAATTTAAATACTGCACGCTCCAGTAGCCAGAATTTATACAGCAATGCATTCTTTATTTTGGGATGTTTATCCACCCATTCACGGGGAAATGGTGGTTTCGGTCTGTCAGAGAAATTCATTAAACCATTTCCTTTACTAATTCTACAGCTTCACGGTGTTGGGTTTCAGCACCCTCCCAGGTTTCACATCTTTCTTGATATTGGTCATGTTTGCCGCCAAATATCATAGTCTCAAACATTCCGCCAATATGTTCTAATCCTAAAAATACAGTGGATATTTCTATCTTCCCCACATTCGTTTTGCCAACTATCCGGTTTTCTACATTTTCAAAAAACTTACCCCAAGTGACAACATCATCACAAGCAATAGGGATTTTATCTTTTAAGATATAATAAAAAATCATTTTTTCTTTCTCCACTTACCCGCATCCGGGCATGTTGCAAAGTGTGATTCATGGCCCGATATAGTTTCGCCGGTTGCCGGTAGGATGATAACTTTCTTCTGAACATCCACTATCTTATTTCCTATCCAGTATACATCGGCCCCACAGCTACGGCATTTCTGTATTTTTAATTCGGTCATGGTCCCACCCCTTCTAAATGAATAGCCTGGTTTAAATCTTTTTCCCATCCTTCCAATGTTCTCATCATAGTTTTGTAACTTCCAATACTAATGATAATGGATTCTGTTGGGGTCATTCCCATCAATATTTGTTTTATTATTACAACCCTGTCTAACTCAGATACATTTACAAATTGCTGTCCAGTAATCATATTGTATTCTCCTTTGTTGGTATCGGTAGTAAATGTGCCCAGCATATTGGCATTGGATCATCGGGGGAATCCATTTCATATCTGAAACATTTAAAAGCAATATTCCACCATTCAATAGTTCTTTCTTCACCATCCCAAACCAAATAATACCCTTCATCTTCTGGCAATCTTTGTGTAACTGGTATCCATTTATTCATTTTATATTCTCCAATCCCAGATATCCATTCCCCTGTGAAAATTATCAAATATTGAAATCATGCAATCCTTTGGGTAGGGTGCAGTTTCACCGGCAAATGTAAGCCGCCCTTTCAGAAATAAAACATGGGCTCTGTTATGTATCCATTCAGCAAACCAAACAGATCCAACGCTGGCAGGGGTAAGCAATACAATTTTAGCACCCTTCAGGCTCTCCTCATAACATTTTTTTGCCCAGGGTTTGATGTCTTTGTATGGTGGATTCAGATAAAGCCAGCCATCTTTTTCATGCCAATCAAATTTAAATGCATCGTATTCTGGGTGCCAGTAGCCAACAGCAGCACCAGTAATTGACCTCACTAAACAATTTTCTCTGGTACAAGCCAAATCCCATTGAAAATCAAACCGGTCATTTAATATTTTCCAGAATTTTGGATCTGTACCATAGTCCTGTTTTGTAGTGGATTTACTCCGGGGTGCTGTTGCGCTCATTTTTAATCCTTTAAATTTATAGGGTGACAGTTATCCAGTTTGATAACCGATGTATCATATACAACCAGATCCATTTCATGAACACGCTTTCCAATCTGAGTATGGGTAAGCCTCAACAACAACGGTTCTTTTTGAATGGCAAGTGATTCCAATTCCTTTGATGTTTTCCCCGGATACTTTCTAACCAGGTATTCCAGAACATGCCGTTGACTGTTTGACTTGCCTGAACGGTGAATAGTTTCCCCGGCTAATTTACTTGATGGTGGATCTGAATGCCGGAAATTCTGATTCAGTTTCTTATCACCGAATAAAGTATCCTGTTTGAATTTATGGTCTGTGAAATCGTGAGTCATAATTTACCTTTAAAAAGCCGGTGGGCCTGCCAAGGAATCTTTATTTAACAGTGAAGTAATTGTTAAACAAAACTCAGCCCACCGACCCTTTTATTTTTCCACCCTTTCTTTAAGTTCTTTTAAATATTTAACAACGCCTGGCAATGGAACAACCGGATCTCCACCGGGATAATCAGCGATCCAATCTTCATAAAACCGAATAGCCTCAACCAATCCAGCATCGGCATTCAGTTCATCTTTGGCTTCTCCATCTTCCTTTTTCTGTTCAATCACCATTATGTAATTATCCAATTCAGCTCTATCCCAACCACCCTGGCACGCATAAAACCCACCGACTTTGAAGGATACGGTTTGCGGTTTATCAAATATAGATTTAAGGATATTCTTTTCGTGATCATTACCAGGGGTAAGGATTAATTGTTGCCGACCTTCTGTGATGTAGATAGTGGTTTTCATATTTTCATCCTTGCTTTGATATCTGTTAGATGACTAATTGCTATGGTACATTCAACCATTATCCCTGAACTGTTAGCATTATCCTTACGCTCTTTGAAAAACTTAATAGCCTCATCCAGCCCAACAGTGCCATTCAGTTCATCGGAGAATATTTCTTTAAATCTTACAAAAAAGCTTTGTTTACACTCTTCATCATCTATTACAGCAGAATCGTATGTATCTTTATAAAATTTACTCCACTTCTCAAAAAGCGGGTCTTTGGGTTTTAGTTTATTTTTAATAAATACATCAAAATCACCTTTTGATCCTTCGGATATCCACTCACTTCTAACCTCTTGTGTAGTTTTGTATTTGTTCATTATTTACCATCCTTATCGTGAATATCATGTTGCAGGTCAATTAATATATCACTGTTTGCTTCATTGCGGATTTCTTCATTTGCATTCCAGAATACATCAACGGCACCCATGGTATCTTTGTTGGGGTTCTTCTTTGCGGCTTTACAGAGTTCATCGAATTCATCCTGTTTACTTTTTTCCTGTGGCTTCTTACCAGGATTTGAGGCTGTCTTTTTTGTTGAGGCTTTTTTTGTTGAGGTCTTTTTATTCTTTGGTGTGGTTTTTTTATTTTGAGCCTTTGTACCCTTACCCTTATCGCGCTCAACCTGATCATTGGTAGGGTTTTTGTATACCCGGTTCTCAACATCAAGCACTAAATTAAGAGCAGCGGCTTTCTTTTTCATTGCCTTCGATGCCTGAAGTTTTGAATCCCAGATGTGAGTGTATCCATCTATCTTTGCAACGAAATCATTCGCTTCATCGGCATCATGGATTTCATCAATATCATTGCCAACGGTTTCCATCAGGATATTATATTCTTTGGCAATCTCAATACTGGCATTTGCGTTTTCATTATACTTATCAAAAACAGTTACCATGAAATTATTTGCTGTTTTCTCTGGATCGGGAAGTTCCATTTCAGCAGGCAATCCACATGAATTTTTACCGTAATATTTTTCATTGGGCTCAAAGGAAATTACCCGGCCATTACCTTTGGCTTCCATGTGCCCAACCAGGTCCAGCTGTTCAAGTAAATCGGGGCCTGATGAACCGCCTGCCTTTGGCCGAATTTCATCTTCCCTTTCTTCTTCCTGTGCAAGAAATATCAGATGTTTGCCCATCATTCCTACCCTGGCTACAAATTGTTGAAACATACTTTTCCGGGTTCCGTATCCGTTTAACGTGAGATTACCATCCTTTTTAACATCACCTTTTAAATTGTTCTTTACAATATAGGCGGTCATGAAATCGAGCAGCTTACTCACGGTATCTAAAATGAATGTTTTATGATCTGACAAATCGCCATGCTTGGCATCGAGTACAGCAATCACATCCATCCAGGACCGGACCTGTACCGTATCCTTCCAATGTTTAGCGAGTACCCGGTGGATACCAGCATCAAAATCAAATAATAATGGTGAAGGGGCAGATAGTGCAACGGTGCTTTTACCCAGGCCCGGTGGCCCATATATAAGCATTTTAATTAATCGGGGGGGTTCAATTTCGTATGGTTTTTTAATCATGTTTTCTTCAGTCATTTTATCCTCTGTTGTGATTGATGTGATTGTTTTGCGAGTTTCCTTTTCCATATTTTCTATCATTGTATCTGATCAGAGCTAATCTGTATTTATTTTCCCTTTGGCTTGTGCGACAACTATGCATTCTATTTTTACCAAGATCAAATGTAATCCAACTCCCCCCACGTTTTATTAATTCGATTGATGAATGGCAGCTGCTGCAATTTGGCATCAAAGACCAGTTTCGGCAAAATATCCATTGATGGCAATTTTAACTCTGTCCTGTTTCGGCTTCTCACCCTTCAGCATTTTGGTCAGTTGTGCAGGCGAAATGCCCATTTTTATGCATAATTTAGGCCCTGAACCCTCTTTTTCTCTGGCTTCGCGGAGTCTGGTTTTAAGTTGTTTCGGCATAATCCACCTTATTTTGAGTTTGCTATTATAGTATAGTAATAATTTAGCATGTGGCAATATTATTTTATTTATTTTTATCTGGCCCCTTGATTTATTTACAGGCCCATGCTATAATAGTATTGTATCAACAAAAGAGGCGAAAATGATTCCAGCAATTTCAGGAACCCATCCAATCAATTCAATCACAAACCCTAAAACAGGAATAGGATTCTCTTTGGATGAGTGGTTCAACCATACTCCTGACAAAGATAAAAACGCTGCTATAACAGCGGAGTTTGAAAAAGCAAATCTTTCACACGAAATCTGGACTTCACAACTGAGAAAATTAACAGCAGACATTATCAGAAAACCCAGTTCCCTGTAACGGAGGTATTGGGGCGGGGTTTTCCAACCTGCAGGATTTATTCGCAGGTACCCGCCCTCATGGATTAATTGCCCATGATAACCTCCATTAAGTAATTCTTGATTACCTGGCTTTAATATAAACTTTTGAAAGGGAAAGGGCACCCTGTTTCCAGGATGCCCATTGAGGAGGCTCTGACAGCAAATCCAGAGCTTTAAATTATGTGAAGCTGATTATGGTAACATTGAAAGAAAGGGCCTCGATACTGTTATCACTGACAGATGTACTATGATGGTTTACGGCATTTACTTTAATGTTGCCTGCAGAGGCAACGATCCCTTCAAAACTAATACGATTTGTTTGATCAGTCGCTACAACTCTATCTGTAGGTGTTACTAACACTATGTCACCAACTTTAGCCGCAGCCACAGCAAGATCAGATGAATACACAGATGAATTATCATCTATATTTGATGGCCATAAAAATGATTGCCCTGTCAATTGAGTTACCAAGGTAACAGGTAGTGTGAGGTCAGCTGCTACAACATTATGCGGGTTTCCTGTTGTTAATCCTCGATGAGTGTTATTTAATACAACATCACTATGGTTTTTTCCGTCACTCGTTCTATGGGTGGTGTTTAACGCAGCGGCAGAAGTATTTGCAGCAACATCAGCATGGTCTGATCCATCCCCACCAGAATGGGATGTGTTTGTTGCAACGTCTGCATGGTCACTTCCATCATCATTTCTATGATTAGTATTTGCTGTAACGCTGGCATTACTATCAACTTCAGAATCGAAATCTGATATTTCAGTTGCGCCGACATTATGCGGGTTCCCTGATACTACTCCCCGATGTGTTGTGTTTAAGCCGACATCAGAATGGTCTGAACCATCACTTCCACTATGGGTAGTGTTTAACGCAACATCAGAATGGTCACTTCCATCTCCGGTACGATGTGGCGTGTTTAAATTTTCTTGCTGCTTTAACCATTCAAACCATTGAAATATTAAGTTGAACAACCAGTTATGATCTTGCCTGGGTGATCTTTCTAATCTTAAAAATCCAGAATCTTTTTTTGCTTCTGATGGTTCTATGATTGCAGCTTGTCCACTCACACCATCAGTAGGATTTGCTGATGCCCATTCTGGTAATTTTACAGGTTCGGTTGCCATTTTAAATATTCTCCTTAACTAAATTTTTCAGCGAATTCACCACCAAGCCCTGCATCAGGTGCAAAGTTTGGTTCTGAAAATCCTTGTGGTATGGGGTCAACATCACCAGGGTCCGGTGCAAATGCAAAAGGAATAAGTGATCCCATAGTCGATGTTAATTCAATCTTTACACCAGCTGGTGCAGATTCCTCAATAATTGGAACGGTAGCTTGATTAATTGCAATGCCATCAGTAAGTAATGAAACCCTCGCAGGAAACGCTTCTGTATATTTTACGAATGTTCCCTCTGTTATAAATTGTGTCAGAGCAATTAATGTTTCGGGCTCACCGTTTGAAAAGTTAATTCCGATTTGAAATCTTATTATTGTCCTGTAACCATCATCACCCAGGCCCTGTCTTTCGATGCCGACAATATCACCCAGGCCATCCAGCTGCACCCCTGTTGATTCATCCAATGTTCTCAGTGTTAATAAATCCCCGAATACAAATTCAAGCTCCTGAAGGGATTCAATCAATGCACAGAGATAGTTTCCGATGTTTGGTTTGGTTTCAAACTGTTCTATCAGTCTTGACTTTGCGCGTTCACAATAATCTAAAATTAATCCAGATGCCTGAACCGGAAATTTAGCCCACCCAAAGGTGCCAAGTAGGGATTCATCAAAACTCATAGTAATATTTCACCATCTGTTTGACCACTTGTTGTGATGGTTTCAATAAAGCCGTCGGGTATTGGTGGATCGGTTGGGCCTATAGGTGTTATTGGTTGACCAAACCTTTGCACTCTGGTAGTAAATACATCATCTACATAAATGTCACCGGTTATTAGATTTCTATCTATGTAATTTGTAGCATCAAATTCTCCGTCACTGGTGCCAAGACTACCCCACTCTAATATAAAGTTTAAATCATTATCATATTGTATAACTTTATCGTCACTAGATTGGCAAACATAAATATCATCATTTTGACCAAGTGCTAACCCTCTTGCGTTACCACCGATATTTATGGTCGCTATAGGCAGCCCACCCACAGGATTAAATTTATGTATGTTCTCTCCGGCCTCTGTAGCAAATATGAACCCTTGTGAATCGGCCAATACATCAAATGTGCTCCCCGTGAATATATTAGTTCCGTTATCTCCCCAATCAAATTGGGGGTTACCTATCAAGTCATATACAAATATTCTCCCGAAACCGTTATTTGTGCGTATTACATAGATGAAATTATTAAAAGGTGACCATGTAATTCCATTAGGGGTGGCGAAATCTGGTACAACCCAACTTGTTAATAAATTCCCTACAGAATCAAATTTAAAAACCAGACCAGTTGCAATTCTACTAGTTACATAAATATTATCAGAGCCGTCGTGTGTTATTGCCCTGGAATTGCTTAGCGTACCACTCCCAAACGAAAGTATAAAAACACCTAAAGAGTCATATTTGTTTACTACATTTAAAGTGCCGTCTATAACATACACATCTCCATTACTATCAATAGTTATTCCAGCTGGATTGTTACCAGAGTTCCATTTGGATAAAAATACGGGGACTGTTGCCATTTAATTCCTTGTCCTTTGACCTGCAACAATATGCAATGTAAAAAGTACTGCTGTACTATTCTGTTTATAGAATTCTATATCACCGGGATTAGGTTTATTAGTCCTGAATCTGCCAGTTGTATATGCCAGCATTATTTCAGCCCATAATTTTAAACTCTTTCCATCAATTGTTGCTGAACCATCCCACCTGATTACATTTGAAAGAACAAATTCCCCGAATGATGCATTGACAACATGATTTGCTCTCAATGCATCCCATATCTTATCAAGAACTATTCTATTAGCAGCATTATCTTTTAATGTTACTTCTAAAGCAGCATCAGATGTCCAAGGTCCGGGACCACCTGTTGAAAGAACTAATGCAATACCAGTTGCATTGGTCTCAACTTTATCAACAATTGCCTGGTTTGAATGTGCTGTCCTGTCATAAGTTAGTGCGCCATAATCATCACCTTGTAATGAACTAATATTTGCAAGCTCATTTAATGCCACTGCCTCACTTGCATTGTCAGTTAGTCTAAAATTACCGGAGTAATCTATTATGCCCCCAACAGAATTCACATTGATAATTAATTCCCCCCGACCTTGAAGGTGCATTATATCTGAACCAGTTTCATTCATATTTTCAACTTCGATACGACCATTATAATTATGAAAGTTAACTTCAGTATCCCCTAAGCCCACTCCATAATCCCATCCTGGCCCTGACGCTTCCATACCAGAATGGCAATCGATTACATTATATGTACCAGCTTCGCCCACTGTTTGTTTACCTACGATCATCGAACCTTTTGCAATATGGGTTCCTTTAATATGTGTGGTTGCTAGCATCGAACAGTTATCGAAATTCTGACGCGCTCCAACACCAGCTGCAATACCAGACACGAATGCACCATTTACGCTAATACCGACAATAGACTCCCCACCCAAATCAAGAGTCCAATTTTCACCAACAAATATTTTGCCATCTGAATTTTCCAATAATATAATTGATGAACCAGGCCCAACATTAAATTTATCTAGATTTACACTTGGATCAGCAGCTAGATCAAAGGCATCTGAAATATTATTTACAGGATTCCCAACCATGCCATTTATAAAAGGTGAAGTACCAGCGTTTCCGTTAACCGTATCAATCCAGATTTTTCCACCTTCATAGGATGTTCCATTTGGAATTGCATTGATAGTACTACCAAAAGTTGCATTAGTATTTACAGCCGGATTACCGGTTACAACAATATGTAATCTATAATCACGCTCACTAGTTTCGGCACCTCCAACTAATACAAAAAACCATAACCCATTATTGTCATGTGCCAATGCATCAAGTGCCGGTTCTGCTCCAAGATCAAATGCCGGTGAAGGGGTGGATGTAGAATCCCAAAACATATCATCATCCCTTTCAATTGAACCTGTTACAACAAGTCCGCCACCACTTGGAACGCCTATCCCAGTTATTTTATTTTGAAGAGTTGCCCAAAGTATTAAATCTGCGCCGCGTCTTATTATACCTGATTCCATTTTATTTCTTCCTTATATAAAGATTATCGTTCATCTACAACTGCATCCAATTCAGTTTGTGTAGTTGCATCATTGACACTTACTTTTAAGCCCCGACCTGAATCTAAATGCTCTTTTATAAAATCTTTCCCCGCTATCCAAAAATCAGAAACATCAGCTTGGGCTAAACTGTATTTATAATTCAATTTCGTTGATATCTCCAAGGGAAATGTAAATTCAGATTCATTATTTTTTATTGCACTCCAATTTGTCTGAGCGTTCAATGATGCTGAAAAAGTTATTGAATCATATTCAAAACCACCACTGATTAAGACACCAGTCTTTTGATCAATAGCATTATATTTTGTTTGTTTTTGAGTATCCAAATCAGGAATATCAATAGCATCTTTTTCAGCCTGTGACATCTCTACAACAGAACCCGAGCTTTCTTTCCAGTGTTTTTGTGGTACTAATGATAGTGATGATACATCTGGATTTATAAGTGCATTTGAATTATCGATATAACTAGGGGTATGAACACTTAATAAATAATATGTAACACGCCCTGGAACATTAGAATCATCTGGATCGAAAATAATTACATTACTCATTTAGATGTGTCTCCTTAATTTTAATTGAGTCCCTTCAAAAGTGGGGGTACCATTTACTGTAGTCATTACAAGATTCCCCGCATAATCTTTCACAGCTGAAGCACCTACAACAGTCCCAGATGGCCCTTCATTCATAATAAATCTATGCTCAAGGCCGTTTATGATATTATCAATGGCACTAGCTGTGTGAATTGTAGAAAATTCCCCTGGAGTAAGAATTCTGTTATAATATCTGATATCCTCCAGAAGCCCATCAAAATTAGAACCGCCATCAGTGTGTGATGCTAATGTAAGCGGATTTGTACTTGGTAGATCATCATTACCATCATCATTAGCAAGATCAATTACACCGTCAATATAAATATTATTTCTAGTATTTCCGGCAGAAGGCACACCGTTTTCCCATGTTAGACCAATGTGATATCTAACACCAGCACTCAACAGGGTAACTGAATCAGCGGTATCATTGAATCTTCTTAACATTCTTGATTGTAATGTTCCATCACTTAAAAGCCTTACTCTATGACCTGTGGTGTCAGATGAAAATATATCTGCATTACTACCCATGGAATTTATAAACATCCAGAATGTTAATGATCCAGTAGTAGCAGGGACTAACCCAGCTGTACTGCGAATAAATTCACTACTACCAGTTGCAAATTCAATCATGTAAAACTCACCTTTACGACTGACAATGCCCAATCACCTACAAGAGTATCACTCCCATCTGATGGAAGTCTTGTAATTTCAAATTGAGCTTTTCTACCAGCTACAAGATTTAATGATGCAAGTGTAATAGTTTGTATATCATATTGTAAAAATTCATTTGATGTTCCCATAGTAAGAGCATCAAGTAATGTGCCAGCATCCCATGATTCAACAATTAAATTGTTGGGAGCCTCTCTGGCATATAGTTTTGGTCTAACACCAAGATTAGAAGCTGCTCCGGTTTCAGCTCTGGATTTAAATTCAAAAATAATATTAGTAGCATTTAACGGAGTATCTAATTCTAAACCAATACCTTCCTCTAATGTATCATCAAAAAGCCTGACCTTAAATCCATCATTATTTGAATCAGGATCTAATAATGCAAAAGCATTTACTGCCCAATCAGCAGTATTTGGGGTATCCATTTGATCAGCAAGAAATGGAAATATTGGAAAATTAAGATTATTACCAAGTGGTAAACTCATATTTAATTACTCCTATAATTATTAGTCCCAAAATTCATCTGCTATCATTTCATTTTTAGCAGCTTTAATATCATCTGGTCTAAAATTTAACTTTAGTTTTAATTCTTCATACGCAATTAATCTGTCATTCTGTTCAATAATAATATTTTCTCTAACTGCACCAGCCTTCATATTTACAATAACATCATTCACTTTGTTTACTACAGGTTCTACAACAAAATTCCTTGCAGCCTTATATCCACCAAAACCACTAGCACCCAGTAAACTAATAATGCTTGCTATACCGACAGGCTTTCTACTGTAATATTTTATCTTCTCTCTGTGTGTCATACAATCACCACAGCAATCCTTAATTCATCAAACCTAGTAATCTCATTAGCAGCAATTCCTATATTTGTATCACCGAATCCACCGAACTGTAAAACATCACTTATAAAAAATACATCATCTTTTGATATGAAATTGGTTTCAGATAATACCTGTTTTACTGATGATGCAGGAACACCACCTGTCTTTTTTACAACCATTCCAGTTACAACACCATTAGTTATTAACTGTGCGCCTGACATACCGAATTCACCAGCTGATGGATTACTATCTACTGTTGAAGTATCTAAGACTGTTGGTGTGTCACCAGGATTTACGGTTGTTGCAAATTCAAATAGTTCAATATTCTCAACACCAGAGACAGAATAAATAGAATTAAAAAACCTTTGTATAATTGCATCCTCACCTGCATTAAGATCATTACCAAAATCAGCCAGAGCAGTTTTAATTGCATCCAGGCCATTGACAGGGAAAACTTCCTCTGGATTCAGGGTAATTTCAACATTGATATGAATGAATTTATTTGTGGGCTGTGAGTAATTAATAGTTTGAAGATCCCCGGTTGAATCTGATACCTGTTCAGTAATGGTGCCGAATGTTTGAATCCCTGCAGGCTTAATTTCAAATATCTTATCCGCGATAATTTGACGGATTGCAGCGGTATCAGGGGAAAAAGTTATAATGGCTTCAAAAGAATGTGGGGGCCTGCCTTCAACATCTGTAAAATCAGTCCGGTTATCTTTTACGGTAGCAGACACTATTTCCACTATTTCTTCAACCAACCTGGCTTCCATTGCGGGAACTGTAGCGGCCCCAACCACCCGGATGCTTTGTTTTCTTCGAAGCCTGAAATCATCATCAGTTTCCACATCCCGGCCCTGGGTTCCAACACTCAAATTATCAACAGCATTAAGGCCCACAACAGGAGTTTCAATTATCTGGATGGAATTAGAAGGAACGGCGATTGCACCGGTATTTAAAGCGGCAAGTGAAACAGGGGACCACTGTTCATCGATTGTAAGAGTTGCATCAATTATGATACCGAAAGTTGTAATATCAGATAAATCAAGATTTGTTATGGTAAGGGTTTCAGCTGAAACATCCACAACGGCGTTATGCTTACCAGCAGTGTTTATTTGGGTCTGAAAGTCATTCAGGACATCCAGGGCACTGGAACTGACAGAACTTGAAAATACGGCTTCCCCATCCCCTACAATGTCAATTGTGTGGGGGGTTGTGGCGAAATCATTTACCGAAATTACCACCTTCAATAATGTGGTCAAATTAAGCTGTATTTCAGATGATGAAGCAAATATTTCATCGGTACCGGTTTGCCTGAATTGAGTACCCAGGGGAATGGTTGTTAAATCATCCCCTTCAAGAATGGCATTTACTGTTGATGCGGTTGCACCAAGCCTGGTCAGATTATTAAGTTCCGCAACGGCATCCATTGAAACACCCTTTGCGCTGAGTGCATACTGTGAAGCATAGGTCAATTCAGCAAGGTCCCATAAATCCCCAACCACTTCAGCGATTATTCCATTCATCTGCCCAAATACAGAATCGGGCTCCACATTCGCGGCCCCAAATACAGCCTTTACATCGGCATCAAGTTTTGCAAGAATATCCGTTAAGGTCTTTTTTATAAATCCATCGTCAGTTAATCCAAAAGCCATGAGAGTACCTTAATTATTAAATAATGAAACCTGTAATTCAGATTCCCCAAATTCAGATCTTACCTTGAAGGTAATTGAATACCTTCTTTCAGCAGCATCAAATGTTGAAATGAATGCCAGTATTTCTTCAACTCCATTTGTATCAATTATCTGTGCCTTTATAATGCTGTCAATATTTGAAACATTGGGATTCCTTACCAGGATATCAGAATAGAAAGGAAGTCCATTGTTTATATTTAAAAACCATTCCCGGATAAAAAATTGCAATCTTATTCTTAAATTTTGTTCCAGCTGATCCGCATCATTCACAATCTGTAAATCATTATCCCTGATTAACAAATCATGTGTATCTGGATCTAGTGCTATATCTAAACTCATGCGATTAATCCCGTTCCATCGTTATTTTGTGAAAGTGTTGAACCATCTGCATTTCCTACCATTTGCGCGGATACAACTGCACCACCATCATTCGGTACTGGTGTTAAAGCTGTGGGGGCACTTAACAGGGCAGCAGTATCAATTTCAACACCGTTGATTTCAAGATTGGCAATTATATAATTGAGCATTGCAGTATAACTAACTGCCATATCGACTTTTAAGGCAGCAATTTGTGAAGCATTAAGCCCATTATATTTACCTGCAGTAACTAAAGCATCAACAACTTCATCTGCCATATCTGTTCCGTTCATAGCCATAATTAAACCAGTAGTTTTTGTAATTCCGTTTGAATAACTGTCATTGCTGTAATAGATGTAGGGTCAAAGGGCTGAAGTCCAATCCCAGTGATAACAAGAGTTGATTTCAGTTGTGTCATCCAGTCATCGATTACCTTTATTAAATCAACATCGTCTTTACCGATAAGTTGTATTTTCCCTGCCTGGGTGATTACAATTTTAAATCCTTTGTGATGTATTTCAAGGTTGTTGTTATTCGAAGCCAGGTTAGTTTCTGCAAATGAGAACAGACCAGGTACTGCAAAGGCATCTGATAAATCATATCTTCGAGGATCACCGGGTTCTGTATTATCCCCGGATAAATACCATTGTTCAAGAGCCCTTTCAGAAAAAAACAATGCACATTTATCACCCTTATTTATGGGGAAGGTCATCCCGGATGTTTTTGTTCGAGGGAATACAACCGGCACATTTCCAAGCACCGGCAAATCCAGTACAGTTTCATCCAGATACATTTTCTTTAATAGAGGCTTCACAGTTGCTTTCTGTGTTTTGAAATCATACGATTCAAATCTACCAGGCATAGAAGTATGAACATCCTCAAAGGCCCTGAGAACCGCATTATCAATGACTTCAATCAATGTATTGGTTTCAGTCATTATTCCCTTGACTCAATTGTTGAAGTCCATTCTTTTGTGTGGGTATCCCCGGAATGGGAAATTGTATAAACAACAAATTCTGTGACATCTTTAATTTCAACACTCTGTACTGCTATCCGGCCCAATGGATTTATCGATGGAAATAATAGTGTAGTGAATTTCCAACCTGGCTTATCTGTTTTCGATTTGTTTTTTGCTTTGCGGGATTTACCGGATAGCCGTTCAGGGGAACCAATCAGCCCGGATTCAGCAGTAAGTAATATAATACCGGTCTGATTGTTGCCATCGAATGATACCAGATTGATTTCATTGTTCTGCACTGACCAGGACATTTCTAAAAATTTGGTTACTTTTTGAAGGGCATCTTTTGCAAGACCGGCAAAGGCAAACCCGGATTGATATATCTTATTCGGGACTATTACCTGATTGAGATTGTTACCAATATCAAAGTTACCCAGTACCTTTTGAAGTATCCCTAACCCGCTGGTTTTTTCATTTTGCGAAATAACGATTTTAGCTTTATCCAGAGCTTCTTTACCATCACTGGCTTCAATTTCTGTGATAACATCAGGCTTATTAATCTTATGAGTAATATTAGTGATATCCCCAGTAAAAAGAAGCTCCTCACCATTCTCATTTTCATATCCAGCAAATAGCGTAACATTTCGGCCCACATCTTTAATAATGTTTCTGGTATCCTGTGCCAAATTATATACTTGCAGTTTGGCAGTATTGGGATCTTTGTTTTCAGTTTTATCAACGGTGAATGATATTCTAAGGCCCGATATTCTTAATATAAAATTCGTTTCAGTAACGATTTCAATAGAGGCAACCCGATTAAATAAAGTCATGCTTCAGCCTCTGGAATGTATACGAGTTCAACGGTATCACCAATATTATTTCTATTGACTTCTATTTCTGAATCGGTAGTATCCACACAGAATAATTCCCCAGGCGGCAGGCCCAAATATTCAAACTGATCGAATAATGAATAACCCAGAACAAGTTTAATACCATACATAATCGGCGTTTCATCGGGCTGCAATATGGCCATGCTCCATTGCTCTGCCCTTTCATTCCAATTGAAATCAAAAAGAAAGGAAATATTATCCAGAATGATTTCTTCCCTGAAATTAGACAGTTGATTAAAGAATGGGATTACAACAGACATTAATTAAATATCCTCCCAACAAAATTGAATCCATCTTTTAAAATGCTGGTCTTCCCTTCTGTTTGCACTGATGCGGGGCTTGCCTTTTGCTTTGCCTTCTGTATTTTGGTTGAGGCTTTATCCTGAAAGGCTGCTTGTGGTTGCGGAGCTATTATCTGAACTTCACTGGTTTCTATTTGAATGAAGTCAGCACTGAAGGGTAATGCTTTACCGGTTCTCTGATCCCGGTTGATCCGCAATTTTGTCATTGCCATACTTGTGTAAACACGCAGCCCGGTAATAATATCTATAATTTCTGGATCAACCGGCTTGCCCTGTATTACACGGCCCTGGATTCTAAGCAAAACATTTTGTGCAGTTTCAACCCTGGTTGGAGTATCTTCCCTGGCAACAACTCTGGATTCAGAAGTGTTTGAATTTCCATCGATGATATTAGTTACATCTTGAAACCTTACATCAATAGGGAAGTTGCTGATTAATCCATTGATGGTTAATCTTTCGGGAACTTTACGAATATTATCAATTATTGTTTGACCATTTTCAACGGGCCATTCTGAAACCTGATTTTCATAGTCATGACTTTCACTTACTGTTGCATCCAGTTGAAGCGATCCAATCTTCGCGCCTTTTTTACCAAATAATAATGATGCGGTCATTGTTCAGCCTGTGGGGTTGCCATTAGATTTTTAGTCATTTCATTATTAAACATTTTTCCAAATGATTCCTTTGCCGAATCTTCTATAAATTGCGCCTGCTGTTCTGATGTTCCAGGTGGAACTTCAATTTTAATATCCTGGCTTATGCTTGTTTGATTTGAATTACTGGTTGATGACCTTCCAAGACCACCAGCTGCAGAAGCCAATAATGGTATGTTTGGTAATATTCCTATATCAGTTGCCTGTTTAGCGATGGCAGCACCACCCCTGGCAAGACCACCACCCAGTTTTTTGGCGATATCAAGGCCGGCCCCAACCTTTCCGGTGATTCTGTCCTTTAAGGATTTTAATTTACCAAGTGTTTTTGAAAATGCTTCTGGGATAATACTGGTGAATATTTCAATTACATCATTTTTAAGCTCTACAAATATCGCAACAATTCCATCCTTGATTTTTATAAATGTTTCCTTCAGCCTGGTTAATAGTGTAAGCCCCTTTTCAATAATCCTATCTATTAAATCATCCCATTGTTCATCGGTTGCATTAATAACAAAGTTCCAGGCATTGACGAAAAATGCACCAATGGATCTCAGTATATCCCCGACAAAGGCTTTGAATTGCATGAACTTACCAATTAGAAATCCAATTACAGAATCCCCATTATCCCGCCATGTATTGAAATCATTTATAACCAGGAAGATGGCAAACCCGATTGCAGCAATGGCTGCAATGATAAGCCCAATTGTGATAATCAAAGGAAGCAATGCAACATCAAGCACAAAAGCCGCTGCAGTTAACGCTAGGATGGCAGTTGCAATTGTCCCTAGAACCAGAAGTAATGGCCCCAACAGAGCAAGCATTGTTGCAAACACAATAATTAATTTTTTAACATTCGGATTCAGATTTGTAAATCGATTCCTTAATTTATCAATGAATGTAATCAGCTTATTGATATTTTCACGCAAATTAAATGTTTCATCAATAGCCTTACCAAATTCATCCAGCAGCTGTGTAACTGTATCCTGTAAATTTGAAAACCGGCCCGATAGTGTTTTTGATTGTTTCTTCATCAAATCGAAAAAGAAACCACCCTCTTTAGAAGCATTGAAGAAAGCCTTTTCCATTACATCAAAACTGATAGCACCCTTTGACACCAAATCTTTAATAGCGGATTCAGATGTTCCTATTTCCTTTGCGAGTAACTTTACCAGCGGAACCTGATTAACAAGAAAATCCCTGAGTTCTCTGCCTGTTAATTTACCCTGTGTCTTAACCTGGGAAAAGTTTAATACAAGCCTTTGAAATACTTCCTGATTACCTTTAGCGGCATTACCCAGGGCATTCATGGTTGTAATTAACCTATCGGATTCAATACCTGCAGCCAGTAACTGACCGGCTGTTTCCTGGATGCCTAAAACCTGAAATGGAGTTTCTTTTGCAAATTCAATTAATTCCTTTTGCTTTGCAAGTGCAGCTTCCTCTGAACCCAGAAATACTTCAAGGGCAATCTTCGCTTTCTCTAAATCGGCGGTTGTCTTTAAGGCAACAAAACCAAGGGCTGTAAGGGGTAATGTTACGAAAGCAGATAATCCAGCACCAACCCTTTGAACGCTCGATGCCAAACCCCGCATATTTTGAGTAAGGCCCCGAACATTATTTTTAATACTCCCGATCTTCTGATCGAATGAACGCAGTTTGGCACTATCAACCCTGAAGGATAACTTTGTAACTAACTCCCTAACCGCTGCCATTTTTAATCTTTTCCTTCAGTGTTTTTAAATCTCCCATAATACCAACAATAGTGATATCTATTCCGTGAAGCATTTCTTTTGAAACCGTACCCTGGGATAGAACGGATTTAATTTGTTTTTCAAGCTGTTCAATTTTATAATCGACTTCCCTTGAATACGCTTCAATTTTATCATCGACCAATTCATCCGGGTCATCTTTATGGTGAATTAAAATATGTGTTTTAAATTCCTTTTTCATAGACTCACCTATTGAGTTATGAATGATCTGGATAATAGATTTAGTCTGAAAAACAGTTTTAAAGAAATATGTAAGAAGTGCCCCGAAAATACCGGATATAAATACTAGCACCACCGGATGTATTTTGTCCATTATTTTTCCTTTGACTTCTGCTTGTCGTAATAATATTTCATATCGAGTAAGGCATTGGCTTTCATTACATCGTCTAGGGAATAATTGGTATCCAATTCCTGCAAGCTGCAAAATCCCTCCAACACTAACCGCCATAAGAAATACTCTTTGTTTAATTCATCATCTAGATACTTTGCGGATCTTACAGCTACACTGTCGGGGCTTTCTTCAGGAGCTGTCCAATACCGCTTTGATCCAAAAAAGATCCGTAGTTCACCTCCAATACAAAGAATACAACTTTGTAGACAGATGCCATTTTACCTTGAAATTTTAAATCAAATATTTCTGGTGACATTTCCTGGCTGTCAATCAGAACACCAGTAATAATTTTCATCAGGATACTTTCAGATTCAGCTTCAGATAAATTTTCAAATAGGCTGGCAAATGCTTCACCTATTTTCCCAATATCGAAATCAGTCCCTGATGTTTTTGATTCGTTAAACGCTGCACCAAGCTCTTTTAATGAAGGGCCAAATACTTTTCCCAACATAATTTGATATTTCCACGCCTTCCTTGCAGGCCATGCCTGAACGGTAACATCGAAATCATCTATTTTTTTCACCTGTGGTTCTATCATAATTCATTTTCTCCTCTGCTGGTATTTTGTGAATGGTTTAAGGTATAAGACCGGATACTACATTACCGCCAACAAACATTTCTGCATCGGCAACAACAATTATCCACTCTCTGTTTGATATTTCTTTGCCATATTCGATATTGGCAAACTTTCTGATATAAGCTCTACCACCGATAACCAGGGTATCACCTTCAATTTCTTTTAGTGCAAACGGCACCACGCCCTGGCCCAATCGGATATCCAATTGATGCAATGCAGATAGAAACGAATTAAAATCTGATGATTGCATTAAAGTCAATGTGACCAATGTGATGGGATTGTTTGAGGCCACCCTTACAACTTCTGAATCAGGACCAGCTGATTCTGTAAATGCATCCTCTACCCTTTCAACGGCCACGAATGTACCATCTGCGAATCCTGTTGCAATGCCACCACCCATAGTAATGCTGACACCTTTTGGATCGAATGTTTTTAAACCCATGATAACTCCTTATTTTAAATGGTACATTCTAAAGTGACAAAGTACCGTTAATTGTGACAGCGTGAATTGCGCCTGATATGGTTGCTTGAAATGTTACACCGTTTAATGTTCTGGCAGCTTTATCACCGGCTGAAACATCAATGGCCTTGGGAACTGATATTGTAAATGGGGGATCGGCTGCAATACCACCCAGGGCAACATTATCTGAAAGCACCTGGTTTATCTCAGATTGAATTGCAGTGATACCCCTTGCATCCACGAAATCCACCAGAACTATTACATCCAGGTGTTCACCTTCAGCAACCTTACCATCTTCAGTTATATTTACCCCGCCAACTTCAGTATACTGAGTTGCATTTTTATCCAGGATATTTTTTCTCTGGGTTGAAGTGGTATTGTCAACAGTAATACCCACCAGTGTTTTGAATTTGGCTGTCCAGGTTCCAGGGTCGAGTGGTAATACAGATCCCAAAAGGGCAGCTTCAGGAAATTGAGTTGCTGCAGTTGACAGGTAAATGACCTGGCTTCTGGCATAACTGAATGATTTGAATACCGCTGCAAGGGTAGTGGAATCGGCTGCATCAGTTGTATCTTTGATATCCGCATCTGAAGATGCAGTGCTGAAAACCTTTTTCTGTGTTTCAACATAAGCGGCTATTGCTTCCTGGTCAGCTTGAACCCGGAGGGTGTAGACGATTCCATAATAATCGTTATCTTCCTCTGATATA